CCATATGGATATTCGTCAGCAACTGGTGGAACTGTTCGTAGATTGATCCCAAGTTATACTTTAGACACTAAGTCGAATAGACCACCAACGACTGTATATCCTCTTGGATTCTTCGTGAATGATTGGAACTACACAGCTGATGGTGACCTAGATGAGTATAATGGTAGATTCTGTAAGACACCAGAATACCCCAATGGTGTATATGCATATTTCTGCACAATTAATGCATCAAACAGTTCCGAAATCCCATTTGTAAGTAATAGAGAACCTCTGTTCCCATATATCTTGAATGGATTTAAGTTTGAGAAGAATTCATTTAATGAACAACCATCCTCCACTCAAAATCTCTCCATTCTGAACAGCGGTAATCTTGTAAGAAATACATATCCATACAAATTTGGATTTTCTGGATCGGAATATGATTATCTTATCACCAATAATCTACAGTTTACAGAACTTGCGGTAAGATCCATCAAACCAATTGGTATTAGTACAGTTACTGTAATTAATGGTGGTGACAGATATAAAGTTGGAGAAAGACTAGTTTTCAATAATCGGAACTCTGGTGGTAACTCTGCCTCAGCCAAAATTAAGACGGTTGTTGGAAGAGGAATCACTCAAATTTCATATACAGAAACTACGGTTGATAACATTGCATTTAATTATGATAATCAAGTTGTAACTGGTATTGCAACAACGTCTCACAATTTATCAAACAACGATATTGTAATCGTAAGTGGTATTGGAACTGGTGAACTCAGTTTTATTGAAGGTGCAAGAACAATTGCAGTTTCCTCCGTAACAGCTAGACTTGACGTTGGTATTGGTACAAGTGGCGCAACAGGAATTACCACAACTCTCAATCTGGAACTTTCTGGGTCATCTAATGCGATTTCCGTAGATGATGTGTTGATTGTGGGATCAACTCCCGAAAGACTTCGCGTTCTGTCTATTGATCGGGTAAACAACAAATATAGAGTTCGTCGTCAGGCAGGACTTGTAACTTCCTATGCAGCTGGTGAACTGTTGACAGTGGATCAACGGAAGTTCACTTTCATTGTTGGTGTTAAAACTGATCTGTCTATTGATCCAAACAAGAAGATTGTATTTAATCCACAAAATTCCATCGGTATCGGGACAACAGTAGTTGTTCAGTCTGTTGCTGGGGTTGGAACAACTACTGTAATAAGGGTAAAATCAAACGATGGAACAATACTCACAAATCATCAATTACCTCCCTCTGGCTCTACTGCAGACAACAGTATTACGATTGCAAATCATGGTTTTAGGACTGGAGAAAAATTGGTCTATGGTAGAGGACTTGTTGGAGTAGCTTTAACTGTATCAAATACTTTAAACTTAGCAAATCCATTTGATCTTGTTGATGGTCAGACTGTATATGCAGTCAATAAAGGACAAAATCTCCTTGGTATCACAACCACTCAAACTGGAATTGGAACAACATCAACATCTCTATATTTCTTACCAGTTCAAAATGATACTGGTGTAGAACACTCATTTACAACACAGAATAAAGAGTATGTTGGTTCTGTGAAGAGATATGATGTTACCGTTGGTACTTCTACTAACCACAATTTAAGAACAAGTGATAAAGTAACAGTAAATGTTCTGCCAAGTTCTACATTATCTAAATCCATTGAATATGACACTGTTGCTAGAAAAACAATCGTAGATCCAAAGTATTTTGGAACATCGGCTGTAGGTGTTGGTACTTCAGTTTCTATTATTACAATTAGTAATCATGAATTTAAGAGTGGTGACAAAGTACTTTATATCTCATCTAATCCAGCATCACCTCTCATCAACAAAGGCGAATATTATATTAAAAAAATTGATGATAATAGATTTAGATTATCAACAAATTATGTTGATGCTGTAGGATTTAATAACAACTACATTGGAATTACAACCTTTGGTTCTGGTATTCATAAGATTGCAAAAATCAATCCATTGATAACTGCTACTAGAGGTAGAACCATTGGATTTGCTGTTTCTGATAGTAGCTTGTCTGATCTCAAACTTGAATTCTTTGAAGATCAAGACTTCATTAACAGATATGATGGTTTTGGAATTAGTACTGAAGTAACTAGAAGTGGAACATCTGGTTCATCTGGAGCTTTGGTAAACCTCAAACTTTCTGGAAATGTTCCACCTGTTCTGTATTACAGATTAATTCCAACTAATCTTGATACTATCGATGTATCAAAGAGAGATAGTTCTCCTGATGAAGATGTTGTCAATGGATCAAAAATTGTAATTAATAATAGTGTATATTCTGGAACCTTTGGAATTACAACAACTTCTATCACTCAATATAAGTATCAAGTTAAGGAAAAACCAGAATCTTCTTCATATACATCATCTGGAATTACCACTTTCAAATATGTAACCAATTCAGCTACTGCTGTTGGACCAATTAATGAAATCGATGTTACTTTCCCTGGTGTTGGTTATGAAAAGTCTCCTGGAATTAGTACTGTAAGAACAACTTCTGGTTTCAACGCTGTTCTTCGTGTGTATGATGAAAACATTGGTAAATCAAGATTTGATGAAGTTATAAAGATTGGATTTGATTATCCATCAGACAAATCAGTAAAACCAAAGATTGATATTCCATCCTTTGTCACTCTGACCAAGAATTATAAGATTTCTGAGGTTGGAGTTGTGACGACTGGAAGAAATTATCTAACTGCACCAGATCTTGTTGTAGCTGGTAGGTCGGATATTCAACTTCGTGCAAATCTTGAAGGAACCTCCATCGATTCTGTTGATGTTCTTAGTGCTGCTCGTGGATTTAATGATGTTTCTAACCCCGCAAGAATATTTGCTGTTAGAAACAGTAACGGTATTGGTATTGTAACTGCATCTTCAAATGGATCGACTAATTTCCTAACAATTTCTCAACCTACAAATGGTTGGGCTGCAGATGGATCTAACTTCCCATTTGTAGTTGGGGACAAGATTTTTGTAGAAGGGGTTGGAGTTACAACATCTCCTCTGACAACTGGTGGATATAATTCTGATGATTATGATTATGCATTCTTTACTGTTGCCACTAGAAATCCAACCACATCACAAATTACTTACTCAATCACTGGTCTAGGAACAACTGGTGGAACTTTTGATCCAAATAATAGTGCGGGTAGAGTTATTAAGAGAAGTGACTTACCAACTTTTGAGGTAAAGGTAGAGACTGATGAGTTCTTGAGTGGTGAAAGAGTAACCTATGCATCAAATGGCTCTGGTATTGTGTTTGAAAATGATGGATACAGCTCCATTACAAATACTTTGAGAATTGAGAATACAAACTCAGAAATTCTGAATGGATATGTCATTAAGGGATCTGTTTCTGGTGCAGAAGGAACTGTTGCTGATGTTAAATCATATGAAAAGTTCTTCAACACTGGATACAAAGCTGAAAGACCAAAAGGTTGGCAAAGGGACACTGGAAAGTTAAACAATGACTTCCAAAGGTTGGAAGATAGTGATTACTATCAAAACTTCTCTTATTCGATCAAGAGTGAAGTTCAAGAAACAACTTGGAAGGATGCCGTTGAAAGTATCATTCACCCAACAGGGTATAAGAAGTTCTCCGATCTTGTAATTTCTTCAAATTCCACCGCTGGTTTTGCTAGAAGTAGAGATCTAAGAGTAACTGCTGGTGCAGCTAACACTTCCCTGTTCATTAACATTGACAACATCAAGTCATTCTATAATAGAGATGATTTTGATATTGCCTCTGAAGAGACAATTGCCAACGGTCTTTCTAAGTTTATTACATTCCAAAATAAGAACATCACAACGTTTGTCAACATTGTTTCTAACAAGGTAGATCAAATTGATGATATTTCTGGAAGTTTCACTGGAATTGGAACGACTACAAGCGCTTTACTAGTTGGTCTGACATCATTTAGACTTACTACAAATAACGGAAGTGAAATTCCATTCACCAAGGCTTTTGATGGATCTAGTTCCTCTGTAATTTCGGTTGGATCTTCGATTATTAGAATTAATAATCATAATTTCCAAACTGGTGAGAAAATTAAATATGATCCTGGTAATGAAGTATATGGAAACAATAGAGTTGGTATCGAAACGACCAATAAAGTTATTGGTGGAGTTTCCACAAGTTTCTTACCAAGTCAACTCTTTGTTATCAAGATTGACAACAATAACTTCTCCCTGGCTGGATTAAACACTGCTGTCACTAACAACGAACCACTTACATTCCGTTCAGTTGGAACTGGATCTTTACATTCATTCGATGTAATTAACCCAGATAATAGAGTTATCATTGATCTTGATGGAATTATTCAGTCGCCTCTTTATAAGAGGAACGTTGGTGTCGCTCTTACTGAAGCCGTAGGTGTTGGATCAACTACGATTAAAGTTGTTGGAGTTACATCTATTACTGTTAACGATCTTCTTGAAATTGACAGTGAAATCTTGCAGATTACTACTGTTGGATTTGGATCAACAAATGTTCTTGTTGTAAATCGCGGTGTTCTTGGTAGTTCAGCTGCTGCACACACAGTCGGTGCGGCTGTTACCATGAAAGCCGGTGATTTCCACATCGTTAAAGATGTAATTCACTTCATTGATCCTCCATATGGACCTGTAGGTGTCAACACTCTACAACCTGGTATTTCTACACAATCCAGTTTTGCTGGACGTATCTTTAACCGACAAGATCCAACAACAAACTTCGTATTTGATGATATCTCGGATGGATTTACTGGTATTGGAAAGACGTTTACACTACAACAAAATGATCAAGATGTTACAGGAATTGTAACCACCAAATCTGGTGATGGAGGATCTGGAGAAGTTATTAATAATGGTGTTGTTCTAATCAACAACATCTTCCAGAGACCGATTGTTGATTATACAATGGATCAAAAACAAGATCCTGGTATTGGTGCATCTATCTTCTTTAGTGGAGATGATAGAGAAAGTCTCCCTAGAGGCGGAATTGTAAATCGTGTTACTGTAGGATTTGGATCTGGATATCAGAACCTTGTTGCGGCTGCAGCAACTGCAATTATTAATGGCGCTGGTTCTATTGAATCTGTTACCGTAACTGGTGGTGGATCTGGTTATAGATCTTCCGATTCTGTTAGTATTCAAGTCTTGAATCCTCTTGGAATTGGATCCACCGCTGTTCTTTCTGCAACCGTTGGTTCAGCTGGAACTGTTACTGGAATTACTACTATAAGTGGTGGCACTGGATATGCATCTACAACTCCGCCAATTATTATTGTTGGTATTCCAACAGCATATTCAAATGTTTCGTTTACTGGCGGTCAAGGCAGCGGTCTTAAAGCGACAATTGTAGTTGGTACTGGTGGTAGTGTAATTGACTTTGATATCACTAATCGTGGAATTGGATATGCCAATGGCGATGTTCTTACAGTTGCCGGTATTCCAACAGATTCAAATGTTGGTGCAGGATTCAGTGCATTTACATTTACTGTAGATGAGACATATAATGACAAATTCTCTGGATTTAGTTTTGGTCAACTTTTACCACTGTATGATTTCTCCAATGAATTTAATGGGTCTAGAAAAGTATTCACACTTAGAACCCGTCTCTTGCAAGAAATCATAAACATTGGTTCAAATGATACTTCTATTGCACCGGCTAATAATTTGCTTGTTGTTTTGAATGATGTTCTTCAAAGACCTGGAGAGAATTACATTTTCAATGGTGGTACTCAAATTGAATTTACTGAAGCACCAAAAGCTGACAGTAAACTCCAAGTCATATTTTTCAGAGGATCTAACACTGACGTGGATGATGGTGGTACTCCAATTCAAACTATTAAAACTGGAGACAAACTTCAACTTCAGAGAGAGAAAAACTTTGTACAACAATTAAGAAGAACTGTAACTGACATTACTGGAGTGAGTAAGGTTCAAACCAACTTGTATGGTGGTGCTGGCATTAACACCGATCCAACTTTCACAAGAATGGTTTCTTGGGAAAAACAAACCAGTGATTTGATCATTGATGGTCAGGAATTACCTAAGTCAAGAACTCCTCTAATTGCAAAACTACAACCAACTACTAGAATTATTCAAAATGTTGGTGTTTCTTCCAATGTTCTTTTTGTTGAAAATGCATTCCCAATCTTTAGTGCATATGATAATAGAACAAACAGAAACAGAGTTCCTGGTCTTGGTATCAAGATAATTAGAGATAACAATGTGGATCAGGCAGATGCTTCGGTTACAGTTTCGGCTGGTGGAACCATCTCTTCAATTTCTGTGACAGATCCTGGTCTTGGATATGAAACTGTTCCAACAGTTTCTTTCGCAACCACTTATCAACAAATTAAGGAAATTGGTAAGACCTGGACACAATCAACTTCAAACACTGATGTCGAATACAATGATGTAACTTACTACTCTGGTGTATTTGTTGCTGCAGGAACAACATCTGGAATTAATACCTCTTCCGATGCCGTATCTTGGAATGATACTGGAACTACTGGATTTGGAACATTCTTTGGAGTTGATAGAGTATCAAGCACGATTATTGCTGTTGGTCTCGGTGGAACGGTTGCAATCAGTACTGATTTCTCTACCTTCAATAAATCAACGATATACAGTAGAACTCTAAACGGGTTCTTATACAGTTATTCTGATACTGCACTCACTCAAGATCTTAACGCTTTCTCTGGTGGATCTACAAAAGGTGTTGCTGTTGGAGCTGCTGGAACTATCGTCTTTACAGAACAAGGATCTTCCGGCTTTGGAACCGCCTTTGTAATTACAAGCAAGTATTCTTCACAAAATCTCCGTGGAGTTGACAGTCGTGGTGATCTATTTGTTGCTGTTGGTGATAATGGATCCATTCTTAGATCTACAAATGGTGAAATCTGGACTGGTGTAACAACCACTTCAATCACAACAAGACTTAATGATGTTCACTATGCAGATGATAAGTGGATCGCCGTTGGTGCAGCTGGATCCGTTGTAAGATCAACTGACAACGGATTGACATGGAGTGTTGTTTCTTCTGGGTCAACATTCAACTTAAATTCAGTCTACTACAATGACAACGTTTGGGTTGCAATTGGGCAGAGTGGAATGGTTCTTAATTCCGTAGATACAAACACTTGGTATAAGAAGTTTGTTGGTGTTGGAACCGATTACAATGGATTAACTTTTGGTGGTGGAAAACTGGTAACAGTTGGCTTGTCATCGAATATTGCATACAGTGTTCCTGAAACTGTTTCTGCAGCTGCAACTGCAACAGTATCGGCCGCTGGAACAATATCCAACATCACCGTAAATGATGGAGGATTTGGGTATGATTCAACTAAGTCCGTAGAGGTTCTAATCTCTGTAGAACCAGTTACGATTGAAACCATTACTAGTGTTGAATGTGACGGTGATTATGGACTTGTCGTTGGAGTTGGAACTAGTGCAACTGGAGTTGGAACTATCAGTCCAATGGTTCAATTTGAACTTGATTCAAGTTCTTTCCTTGAACAAGCTGGATTTGGTGGTATCACAAAGAGTGGAATTCAAACTGGTTACTACTATGTTGTCACAAACTCTGTAGTTGGTAATGGATTAACATCTATTAACGTTGATAATAGTGCCATTGGTGTTGGAACAACATTCATTGACAATGTTTATCGTGCAGATCAAGTGGTAACTTCAAATTCTGGTATTGTTACGGTTTACTCCAATGTTCGGTCTTTGGCTGGACTTGGTACAACTAGTATTTCTCCAAAAATCGCCAACTACAGTTGGGGAAGATTCCACAGTTTCACCAGAGATGTCTTAAATCCACAGTCGTTCACTATTGACAATCAAAATGGATATACTGGACTAACAACTGCTCCTGTGGTAGTTAGAATTGAAAAACTCAGTGAAAACTATAGTGACTTTGATCAGACATCATAAATAAAACAAAAAGTCTGTCTAATAAAATGCCCGCGATTATTTCAGATCAATTTAGAATATTAAATGCTGCGAATTTCGTCGCTGGTGTAGCGGACACTTCGCAGTCCTATTACACTTTTATTGGATTGCCAAACTCTCAGGACGTAGGTGCTGGGTATGGTACTACTGATTGGAATACCAATACACCAGCTCCTAAAGATGGGTTTAGAGAGTATAATGATGATTATGACACTATGATCGCATTAAAAAAACTTGCGACTAGTGATGTAAAGAGAATGGTTAGAAAGTACTCATGGACATCTGGAACTGTCTATGAAATGTACAAAAACAACTATACCAGGACAAATTTGAGTCCTCAAACATCATCGACTAATCTCTATGATGCAAAATATTATGTTGTGAATAGTCAATTCAGGGTATATATTTGCATTAATAATGGTCAAAGTCCAGAGAGTCCTCTTGGAGCTCGTTCTCTTGATGAACCAACATTCGTGGGTCTTGAA